CGAGTCGGCCGCCGGCCGGGCCTACGCCGAGCCCGAGGTGGCCGAGTACCTGTCCCGCTACCGCTCGGCGCTCCACGACGACGAGGTCATCAAGCGGTACCAGAAGGGCATGGAGTGGTACTCCAACTTCCTCGCCCGCTACCAGACGTCGGCGCTCACCAAGGGCACCGGGTTCATGGCCCGCAACACCTTCGGCAACGTGTGGGTCAACACCGTCGAGGGCGTCCGCCCCCAGTTCTACGGCCAGGCCGCCCAGGTGCAGAACGCCCAGCGCAAGATCGGCAAGCTCATGCGCCGGGAGGGCGTCGACTGGGAGACCGCCGCCGCCCGCTCCGGCGTGCCGGACTGGGCCGTCTCGGCCATCCGCAAGATCGACGAGCACGGCGTCACCAGCTCGGGCTTCTTCCGGTCCGACTCGTGGAACAAGGCCAAGCGCCAGGCCGAGGCCGTCACCCGCCCCACCAAGGCCAAGGCCGGCCGGGCCGTCAACCCGTTCGGGGAGGACTTCGTCGCCACCCGGGCCGGCGGGCTCCTGAACCAGTGGGCCGAGGACAACGCCCGCATCGCCCACTTCCTCTCGAAGGCGGACGAGCTGGGCTCGTTCGAGGCGGCCCGAGCTTCGGTCGCCCGCACCCTGTTCGACTACGACGACCTCACCCCGTTCGAGAAGGTCGTAGCCAAGCGCTTCAACCGGTTCTACACCTACATGCGGAAGAACGTCGGCCTGCAGGCCGCCATGTTCGCCCGCATGCCGGGCCGCTACGCCAACCTCTACGAGGCCAAGGACGCCGCCCTCGGCGCCGGCGGCGGCCGTGACGAGCAGACCATGTTCCCCGACGGCGAGCGCCAGGGCACCCACACCGCCGGCGCCGTCCTCAACAAGCTGCTCGGCGGCAAGAACGCTAAGGGCGTCGTCACCGTGGAGACCCCGATCGACGCCGCCTTCCAGGCGCTCGACCCCGGCATGACCGCCCTGATGATGCTGCCCGGCCTGCGGGACACCGTCCCGAGCGGGCCGCCCACGGGCAAGGACCTGGCCCGCTCCGTGCTGAACACGCAGCTCGCCGGCGGTCCTGTGCAGCTCGTCGAGACCATGTTCGAGATCGGCACGGGCAAGGACGTCTACACCGACCGGGACCTGACGCAGCAGTCCACCCGGGACAAGCTGATCGGGCTCGTGGCCCCGCTCTACACGCAGAGCAAGTCGAGCTACGACGTGGCCGCCAACCGGGACCGGGCCGACCTGGTCAAGTTCCTCGTCGGCGTCGGCTACCAGAACCGCAACACCGACAAGTACCGCAACGCCATCAACTGGGCGTACATCGACCAGCTCGAACAGATCATCGCCCGGATGAAGGCCCGGGGCGAGGACCCTCCGTCGATCACCGAGCTGCGGGACGCCGGGCTCCTCGGTGACGAGGAGAAGAAGCCCCGCTCGGTGCCGACCTCCAAGGAGGAGAAGAAGTCCGCCGCCCGGGAGAAGCTGCTCCGGTAACGCAGAAGGGCCGCCCCGAAGGGCGGCCCTTGGCTTGCTAGGTACCCCCTAGCGGGCGATGAAGCAGGGGATGTAGGCGGGTTCGGAGTACAGCACGATCGTCTCGTCGCCCCACCGGTGGTGGATGGTGAGCCACGTCTGCGTCACGAACCACTGCTTCGGGAACGTGTAGGTGTAGTCGCACTCTCGCAGGTTGCGGAAGTCCTTGTCGGCGTTCGCCCCCTCGGACGAGCACCCGTCGTGGGTGTAGTTCGAGGCGCTCGGCGTCCACCGAAGCAGGCACGTCATCCACAGCGTGGCGTTGGTGTGGTACTCCCCGGTGGTGTACCCGGTCTGCCCGAGCGGGTGCCCGAACCAGTTGATCGGGGCGTACGGCCCGGTGTTCCAGGCGTGGACCTCGACCGCCCCCGAGGGGGCGGCCGTCCCGAAGACCAGGGTTGCTGCGAGCAGCAGAGCTGCCAGGAGGCGCTTCATGTTGCCTTTCCGTGCCCGGGCGGTTCCCGAGGTCACACTTCGGCCGAGGCGTCGGCCAGCGCCTTGCGGCGCTTGATGAACTCCTTGACCGGCACGATGGCGGCGGCCAGGGCGCCCACGGCGGCGGTGCGCAGCGTGGACGTGTCGGTCAGGACGAGCACGGCCACGAACGCTTCTGCGAAGGTCCAGGCCGCACGCTCGGCGGTGTTCAGGAGGTCGGAGGTGATGGAGGTGGAGGTGGTGCTCATGGCCCCGACTCTACCACCTACGCCGGGTCGGCGTACACGGCCGTCTGCGTCGTGATGCCCCGCTCGGGGGTGACGATGAACAGCGCCTGGCGGGCCTTCTCGAAGCGGAACCCGCCGTGCTTGGCGTACTGGTCGTAGCCCTTCAGCGAGCCGTTCACCACGAAGTCCGAGCCCCACAGGAGCTGGTGCCAGTGGCCCATGAGCGCCACGTCCCAGCTCTTGCCGACCTGGGCGTACAGCTCGTGCTTGCGGTGCAGGAACTTCAGCATCGAGGGGTAGATGCCGCCGACCCCGCCGGCGGACCGGAAGCCGTCCCCGTGCGTGAGGAGGAACCGGGTGTCGTGGATCTGGATGATCTGCTCGGGCGCCACGGAGATCGAGAACGTGATGCGGGGATCGTGACGGAGCGTGTCGGCCAGCCAGTTGTAGACGATCCAGGCGTAGCTCGACTCGGCCCGGCGCTTGGTCTCGATCTTGTGGGTGGTGCGGTCGTGGTTGCCGTCGACCGTGGGGACGTGGACGTGGCCGAAGACGTCGGCCAGGTACGTGAGGGCCGAGGCAAGGATCGGCACCCAGTGGACGATCGTCGCCGGCTCGGGCGCCTCGTTGGTCTTCGCCAGCTCGGGGTGGATCGAGCCCGTGATGATGTCACCCAGGAGCGGCACGACGATGCCGTCGTACCGCAGGTTGCCGGTGTAGCGCTGGCAGAACTCGACGGTGAAGTCGATGACCCGCTGGAGCCGGCGCTCTGCGATGGCCCGGTTGTACTCGTTCATGCCGTCCATCTCGTAGAGGTCCACGACCTCGTCGAGGTGGAGGTCGGAGAGCATGAGCACGGGCGTCGCACGGTGGTCCCGCTTCGTCGCCTTCGGGGCCAGCCACTTCGGCACCCGCAGGTCCTCCGGCCGCACCGAGGCGAACCGCTGCACGAGCGCCTGGGCAGCGTCACGCTCCTCGACGAGCTGACGCACCTCGGCCCGCAGCGCCGACAGCTCGGAGCGCTCCTCGACGATCTCGGCGTGCGGTCGGCGGGCGACGGCCTGGTTCCGGGCAGCGGCAGCTCGCCGCTCGTTGTAGCGGCGCTGCGATTCGGTCTGTGGCATGAGGTCCCTCAGTGTCGGTGGAGCTGGTCTTCGAGGAGGTCGTGTCGTCGGTTGTGCTCATCTCGCCAGGTCAGGAACTCCTGGCGATGGGCTCGCATTTCCGCCAGTGCTCGTGCATTCAGCGATGTGGCGGTGGAGACGGCCTTCCGGAGCTGCTGGTTGCTCTCCTCCTGCCGGGCCGAGGCCGCCGTGATGCGATCTGCGATCGCCTTGCTGACGGCCAGGATCGCCCCGACAATGGCGGGGTACACGAGGTACTGGAGGTGGAAGTTCACGAGCCAGATTGTAGCAGCTCTGCCGGAAATGACCAGGTCCGCATCTTGGTCCCGGGGCCGATCTGCGACGGCAGGATGAACTGCATCGCCTCGGCGCCGAGCTGCGACTGCAGGTACTTAGCGATCGCTCGGTGCCCGCCGGGGAGGGTGAGCACCCCTGCCCGGGCGACGGCTGCGACGAACGGCACAACACGGACGTGGATCCGGCCGTCGTGTTCGAACACGACGTGCTCCTCCCGCAGGCGGACGTCTTCGAGCGCCCACTGCACGGCCTCCAGGATCGGGTTCGAGCTGGCCGCCTCGGCCGCCTCGGACGTGACGAGCGACCAGTCGGGCTCGGCCGGCAGCAGGTCGTCGAGGCCGTGCTCGGCCAGGAAGGCGTGGAGCAGGTTCCAGCCGGCCCGGAGCACGCCCAGGTTGTAGCGGCTGCGGAGCGGTAGGGTCTCGGGGCCCTCGGGGACGATGGTCGGCGGATCGAGCCGGCGCACCCAGTCGAGGTACTGGGCCGGGAACCCGGTCGTGGCGGCCTCGATGACCTGCGGCATGGCCTCGGTGTTCCGGCCCTCCTTCGGGAGGTGGACGAGGATCATGCGCTCGGTGTGCGACGTCTCGTGGAAGGCGTCCTCGCCGGACACGATCATGGGGGCCACGACGGCGACCTCCCGGACCGAGGCCCAGGAGTCGGACATGCCGCCCTTGATCGACGCCTGGCCGGTGTAGGCGTCCCGGAGGAGCTGGTTGAACTCGGCCAGGGTCTCCTTGCGGGCACCCGGGCGGTACTCGTCGAACCACACGGGGAAGCCGTTGGAGCAGCCCATGTAGGCGAGCACGGCGAACTTCGTGGTGCCGGTCAGGTTGGCGGTGATCTCGGTGGCCGTGAAGTGGCGCAGCGTCTCCCGCACGAGCGTGGTCTTGCCCGTCCCGGAGGCGCCGGTGACGGCCAGGATGGGGAACACCTCGATGCGGGAGCGCAGCGGGGCGATGGCGAGCCACGACAGGATCGGGTCCATGACCGCCGGCGTGTGCAGGCGGTGCAGGGCGGCCGGCACGCCGGCGGCGGGATCGGCGGCCTGGGAGTCCTTGAGGTGGACGAGGCTCTGGAGCGGGACCTCGATCTTCGCCGGCACGTAGACGTAGTTCGACAGGCCGATGCGGCCGTCAGGGAAGACGAAGGTGTCGCCGTGCAGGCCGGCGATGGACACGGCCCGCCCTCGGGGCAGCAGCGTGCTCTTGGCGTACAGCGAGCCGACGATGACCTGGGCGTCACGGTCAGAGCCGAACCAGCTCACGCCGTGCTGCTGGCACCAGGCGGTGATCTTCGACTTCGAGGCGAGGTCGGCGGCCCGGATGGTGACGGTGCGGCCGAGCGGCCACAGCACGCCCTCCCACACGAAGCCGTCGTCGGACACGAGGACCCGCTTCGGGTCGAAGCACCAGTCGGTGATCTGGAACGCCTGCCGGCCCTGGCGCTCGTAGCCGACCCGGCCCGGCATCTCGGTGGGGGCGTCGGTGGGCGCCGGCCGGGCCGGCAGGGCCTCCTCGGCGGCGAGCCGGATGTCGATGGCGGAGAGGGACGAGAGGTCGTGGCCGTCGGGGAGGTAGGCCACGGAGACGTCACAGCCCTCATCGAGGAGGGCGACGCTCCAGGTCTCCACGGCCCGCCGGCCGGCCTCGTCGCCGTCGAAGGCGATGATGACCCGCCGACCGGCGAGGTGGTGGGCGAGGCGGGGCTTGGCGCCGGCGCCGGTAGGGAGCCCGATGGGGGTGTACGGGTGGCCTCGGAGGGCGTGGGTGGCGGCCCACACGTCGCTCTCGCCCTCGCACAGGAGGATGGCGCCCTCGCCCGGGTCCCGCCAGATGCCGTACAGCTCGGTGTGGTGGGCACCGGCGGCGGAGTGGACGGGCTGCCCCGGCTTGCGGGTCTTGTAGGTCGACAGCTCGCCGGCCCGGTTGAAGTAGGGGATGAGGATGCGGTCACCGTCCCACCCGACCTGGAAGGTCTCGATGAGCCAGGAGGCCGGCACCTCTCGGAGGTAGTCGGTGCGCTCGTCGAGCCACTCGTGGAGCGGCACGGCGACGGCGGCGGGGTCCTGCGCCTGGCACGCCTCGACGTACGAGCGTGCGGCTGCGAGGTCGAACGTACGGCGCTCGGGCGGCGGCGGGGCCTGCCACCCGGAGTCCCGGCACTCGGCCAGGAGCCGAGCCGCCCAGTCCTTGACGGCGGGCATGGTCGGCTCCTGGCCGTGGAGCTGGAGGAACCGGCCGAGGAGGTCGAGCACATCGCCCGACGTCCCCTCGGCCCAGTCCCCCCACCGGTCGAAGTCCTCACCGTACACGTCGAACGACGGGGAGTTGTCCGGGCGGAAGGGCGACAGCGCCTTGTAGACGCCGTCGACCTCCTCGTAGGCGATGCCGGCTCGCTCCAGAACGTAGAGGATCGGGAGCTGCTTGAGCTGCTCGATGCGGGGGAATCGAGCAGCGGGCGCCGCCTGCGCCACGGCTGAGACTTCGGACCAGTTGTTGCTCACCAGGTGACTTTCTTCTCAGGGCTCACGAGGACGGGGCGCTCGTGGCAGTGCCCACAGCGCCGGAGCGGGTGGCCGAGCACGACCTGCCAGAGGCGGCAGCGACACTCGGCCACCCGGTACGTCATCAGAACGGCAGGGCGCTCTGCGCCGCCGGCGCTGCGGCGGGGGCCGGGGCGGCCTGCTGCTGCAGGGCGGCGAGCTGTGCCTGCAGCTCCTCCACCGTCGGGCCCTCGGCCGCCGGCGCTGCGGCCGGCGCAGGGGCCGGCAGCGGTGCGAGGGCGGGCGCTGCCGCCACCGGTGCGACCGGCACGACGACCGGCGCCTGGCCCTCGACGAGCTTCAGGCCCTTGAACTTGGCCGAGGTGCGGCCGTTGTACTCGTCGTGCTTGATGTCGTACGACACCCGGCGGCCGATCGAGGTCTGGATGATGGTCTCCGGCGGCGTGCCGTCGGGGAACTGCTCCAGCACGATGCCGAGGTCCTGCAGGGTGCGGTACCAGATGGCGACCGAGACCCCGTTGTCGGGGGCGTAGGTCTGGAAGTGGCGGTCGCTCTTGCCGGCCGAGGGGCCGACGAGGCACTTGATCTGCCACCACCACTGGTCGTTCTTGCCCTGCTTCTTCAGGACGCCGGCCTTGACGATCTCGCCCACGAAGCCGGAGCCCTCGGGGTGCGAGGGCCCGCCGCCGTTCTCCTTGGCGGTCGTGGCGATCTGGCTCCAGTTGTAGGTGCTCACTGGTCGGTACCCTCCTGGGTGGTGTTGCGGTTGACGAGCGCCGCCTCGATGGCGGCGCCCAGGATCTCGGGGGTGGTGAACCCGAGGTCGATGGCGACGTCCGACGGGTAGAGGACGGGGAGGCGGAAGGCCGCCCCGCTGGTGGAGAGGAGCGTGACGAGCGTGACGACCCACCACGTCTCGGGGTCCTCGGACGTCTCGACGTCGGCCACGGGGTGGAGGCGCAGCTCGAAGCCGAAGCACACGGCCGGCTCGACCTGGGGCGCCCTGTCGATGATGAGGTCCAGCTCGTCCTCGCTCAGGAGGTTGATGTCGATGGTGCTCACGATGCTCCGTTCAGGTGCTTGATGATGGTGGTGATGTTGGGTTCCCGGATCACGCCCCCGGGGTAGGCGACGGCGAGGAGGCCGGTGCGGTCACCGGACTCGACCCCGGGGAAGGGGGCCACCAGCAGCTCACGGGAGAGCGTGCCGTCCTCCCGGTAGTACGGGCGGAGGTGGCCGATGACGTCGTAGAAGCCGCCGATGCGCTTGGCGAGCGCACCCTGCAGCATGGGGCGGAGCATCCCGTCCCGCTCGTCGGAGTGCCCGAGCACGAGCACGGCCCACAGCGGGTTGGTGGGGTGGTCGAGGAAGTCACGCCACTGGCGGGCGACCACGAGGCCCATGTCCCGCAGCTCGCCCCACTGGCGCTGGTCGTTGAACGTGGCCGAGGAGATGTGGCCCTTGGCCTGCTCCTGCAGCTCGGTGATGGTGTCCACCACGAAGCTGCGGAAGACGTGCTGGCCGGAGAGGATCCAGTCCTGCACGACCTTGGCCGTGGACCAGCTCAGGCACCGGACGACCACGATGTCGTCGAGCCCGAGCGGCGTGCCGTCGGCCCGGGTCGTGGGCGGCGGGCCGGCCATCGGGTCCCAGTACGTGAGCGGGCGGGCCGGCCAGCCCGGCAGCTCCAGCCCGAGGAAGCGGGTACCGCCCTCGGGGTCGAGGAACAGGATCGGGCCCGGCGCCGTGGCGGCGAGACGGGTCTTGCCGATCTTCGGGACCCCGTGGATCAGCGCACTCAGGCGCAGCACGTCACTCACTTGCGTCCTCCTCCTCGCCCTCGGGGGCGTTGTCGGGCTTCTTCCGGTGGCTGATGTTCAGGATGTGCTCGTAGTTCGAGCCGTCATCCATGGCGGCGCAGACGGCGAGGAAGTCGCAGTCCCAGTCGCAGGTGCTGGTCGGGTTCGGGTAGAACAGCTTGTCGTACTCGTATCGGTCGGAAGTGCCCCTCTCCTCCCAGTATTGCATCAGCTCGACCATCGTGTCAACCTGTGCCTGGGTGCGGATGTAGTGGTGGCGGAGCATCTGCGTGTTGATGAACGCCTCGGACCGCTGGTAGAACGGGGGCTTGGCCCGGGCCGTGCGCTTCACCTTGCGGAGCTGCGTGGTGCGGAACAGGTCGGGCTCCAGGTCGTAGCCCATCTTCAGCATGAGCCCGTACGTGAGGCCCTGGCCGGAGTGGATGAGGGCGTTCTGGAACTTGCCGACGGTCTTGGTGTCGTCGATGATGATGAGGTCGTTGAGGGTGTTACGCACGACGAGGTCGGGCTTGCCGGTGAGGATCACGTCGTCACCGTGGAACGTGCCGAGGTGCAGCTCCAGGTTCTCCTCGCAGAGCAGGACCTCCTCGTTGGCGTCGGCGGCGGTGGTGGTGAGCCACTCCTCCCAGCCTTCGACCATGATGCGGGCCAGCTCGTAGACCTCCATCCACTCCGGCGACCAGGTGCCGGCGGTGACCTTGGCCTCGATGGCGGCCTTCATCTCGTCCTTCCACGAGCGGCCGGTGTAGTACGCCTCGACGGCGGTGTGGACGACGGTGCCGATGTCTCGGGCGCCCTTCGTCTGGTCGGGGTTGCGGGCCAGCTCCAGGCCCCGGACGTACTCCATCTCGAATGCTCGCCGGCAGCGCCGGAACTTGCTGATTGCGGACTGTCGGATGCGGCGTTCGGTCATCGCTTCTTTCCTAGGTCGGGGCGGCCGCCCCGGTTGCGGTACTGGCGCTTCGGCTTGCGGTAGAAGAACGGGTGCATCTTGAGCGGGTCACGCTCCTCACCGTCGAGCGGCGGGTAGATGCCGGTGTAGCTGCGGAACCGGACGTACTCGGCCCACGCCCGCCGGCTCTCGTCACAGGGCACCTCGCCCCGCTTCGAGTGCCGGCGGTAGTCCCGCACGGTGCCGTCGCACGGCATGACGTCGTCGGTCTTCGGCGGCTTCGGCGGGTTCTTGCGGGGCCGGCCCGTTCGCCCACCAGGCGCACGCCCTCGGGGCGATGGGCCGGTCACGACAGCAGCTCCCGCAGGCGGGCCTTGTCCCGGGTCACGGACTCCAGGGTCTCCTCCTTCTCGACGAGCGTGGCGTAGACCGCCTCGTCGATCGTGCCCTGCGACACGACGTCGATGATGAGCACCGAGCTGGCCTCCTGGCCGATGCGGTGGATGCGGTCCTCGGCCTGCTTGGACTGCACGAGGGACCACGGCCGCTGCAGGAACACGGCCGTGCTGGCCCGGGTGAGGGTGATGCCCTCGGAGCCGGCGCCGAACGTGCAGAGGGCGATGCGGACCGTGCCCTCCTGGAACAGGCGCACGTTGTTCGCCCGCTCCTCGGAGGACTCGGTGCCGGTGATCCGCACGATGGTGTGCTTCTTCTCCAGCTCGGCCTCGCACAGGTCGATGAGCTTGCGGCTGGCGGCGAACACGACGATGGGCTCGTCGGTCTCGTCGAGGATGTCCTTCAGGGCGGCGAGCTTGTTCGACGGCGTGCCGAGCGCCACGACGTCGGCGTAGCGCCGCACCTCGCCGGTCTCGGGGTCGGTGACCTCCCGCTCCTCCAGGATCGGGGTGGCGCTGGCGATCTGCGAGAGCCGGCCGGCCTTGGTGAGTGGGTCGCCGGCGATGAGGAGCGTGTCGTCGATCGTGGCGATCAGCTCCTTCTTCATCGACTTGTAGGCGGCGGCCTGCTTCGGGGTCAGCTCGACAGTGCGGCGCTCGTAGCGCTTGGCCGGCAGGTCGGGGAGGACCTCTGCCTTCGTGCGGCGCAGCAGGTAGTGGTCGACGAACCGGAACAGCTCGTCCTTGGTCGAGGCGTTCCAGCCGATCGGCACGAAGCCCCAGTCGGCCATGTAGCCGTTGACGTAGCGGGACACGAAGTCGGACCGGGACGGCCACACCTCGGGGTCGAGGAAGTGGAGCAGCGACCACAGGTCGACGTGGGCGTTCACGATCGGCGTGCCGGTGAGCGCCCATCGGTGGTCGGCGTTCCGGCTCACGTACCACAGGGCCCGGGTCTGCTTGGCCGTGGGGTCCTTGGCCCGGTGCGCCTCGTCTGCGATGACGACGCCGATGCGGCGGGCGTTCAGCTCCTTGTCGGTGCGCTCCTCGGCGGAGAGCGCCGTCGAGCCGAACCCAGCGAGGCGGGAGTGCGAGCGGAGCAGGTCCCAGTTGATGACGAACAGCGTGGAGGGCGGCGCCTGGGCGATGAGCTTGCGGCGCTTGTCGGCCGAGCCGTCGATGACGACGACCGACTCCCACGCCGGCGCCCACTTGCGGGCCTCCTCGGCCCACTTGAACTTCATCGAGCCGGTGGTGACCACGAGCGCATCGGTGCTGCGCCCGAGGGCGTTGAGTGCAGCGAGCGCCTGCACGGTCTTGCCGGTGCCCATGTCGTCCCCGAGCAGGGCGTGGCCGGCGTAGAGCCAGTTCGCCCCGGTCTTCTGGTAGCCGAACAGCGGGCCGCCGGCGCCGACGGGTGCCGTGCGGATGAGCTGCCGGCGAACCTCGTCGAGGATCTGCTGCTCGCCCCAGGCCCGCACGGCGGGGCCGTAGCTGAGGCGCTGGCCGAAGACGTTGCGGAGCACGACGGCGTGGTAGAGCGTGGCGGGGCACGTCCACTGCACGGCGCCCGCTCGGGGGTCGAGCTTGCCGGCACGGGTGCCGGGCACGAGCTTACACAGCTCGGTGTCCCGGGGCCCGGCGCCGACGACGAACGTGTCGAAGGAGTCGTTCTTGAAGGTGAGGTAGACGGTGTCGCTCACGCCAGGGCCTTCAGGTGGTCGAGCACGTGCGGGTTGCGGTCCCGGACGGCGAGGTAGGTGAGCAGGTGCCGGAAGGCGTCGTTGCTGTGGCCGCCGGCGGACGAGGTGTACCAGCCGAAGTGCCGGAGCTTCGGGTTCGTGGCGAAGCTCTTGGCGGTGCTCGGCGTCTGGAGCACGAACGGCACACCGTGCTGGTGCGTCCACGCTTCGAGGTAGCCGATGACCCGCATGGCGTCCGGCTGCTGGGTGAGCTGGGCCGTCTTGGCGGTGACGAGGAAGTCCTCGCAGATGATGGCCTTGAACGGGTAGCCTCGCTCGACGAACGCACCGAACCAGTCGTAGAACCCGAACCGGCCGCCGGGCACCTCGCCGCCGACGGAGGCGCCGGCCACCGTCGGGTCGTCGCCGGCGCACCAGGCCACGCCAGTGATGCCGCCGGGGTCGATGGCGAGGGTGATGGCGGGCTCAGTCACGGGACGCAAGGTCGTCCTTGGCGAGGTGCGCCAGGTAGTGCTCGGACGTGAGCCGGTCGAGGAACTGGCGCACGTCGAGCAGGAGGTCGGTGACCGCCGGCGGCGTGTAGCCGTGGATCTTCCGGGCCTTCACGATCAGCGAGTCGCAGTTGGCGATGAGCTGGCGCAGCTCGGACTGGGGGGTGATGCCGAGGTCGGTCATGCGTGGTCCTCCGGTTGGATGTTGTGCTTGATGGTCTTGTGGCACCGCCCGGTGCCGAGTTCTCGGGCAATCTCTCACAGCAACTCCTCCGGCATGTAGGGGACGCCCCAGGAATCGAACGGGCCCTTCAACTCCGTGCTGATGGGGACGGAGAGTTCGTGGTCTTCCATGAGGGAGGCGGCCTCTCGTGCCGCATACTCCCCATCATGCCCCATCGGGAACTGAAACACAAGCTCGTCGTGGACGGGGAGCACGATGTTGTCGGCCAGGCCGACCTGATCGAGGCGGATGATGGCGTCCTTCAGGACGTCCGCACCCGAGCCCTGCATCAGCCCGTTCACGCACTTGTACAGCTCGTCGTCGTTCGGGACGGAGAACCGCCGGCCGGACTTGGTGAGCACGTAGCGCAGGCCCTCGGTGGCTCCCCGCTGGCGGGCAACGGTGGCCGGACCGCCGGGGTAGCTGCCGCCGATGGCGTGGTCGCCGGTCAGCTCCCGCACGTTCGGGAAGGACTCGAACAGGCGCATGATGAACGCCCTCGTGTCCTCGTGGCTGAGACCCGAGGTCTTCGCCAGCTTGTCGATGCCGGCGCCGTAGAGGAACGCCAGCATGTTCACCTTCGTGAGCGTGCGGCGGTCGTCGGACTTCGTGATGGTCGGGTCGCCGTAGATGATGCGGGCCGTGTAGGTGTACAGGTCCTCGCCGGCGGCGAGAGCGGCGAGCATGCCGGGGTCCCGGCTGTAGTGGGCGAACAGCCGGGCCTCCTGGCTGTTGTAGTCCACGGTCCAGATGCTGTTGCCGTCGTCGGGCAGGATGCAGCGGCGGATCATCCAGGCGCCGTCGTCCCGGGCGGGAAGCGTCTGCATGGGCGGACCGGTGATGGAGTCCCGACCCGTGCGGGCCTGGAGCACACGGATGCTGTGGTGGACCCGCCCGTCGGCGTCGGCCCGGTCGAGGAACGGATCGAGGTAGGCGGAGATCCACTTCGTGATGCGGCGGTAGCGCAGCAGCGGCACCGCCACCGGGCCGAAGCTCGGGTGCTGGGAGAGCTGGGCGAGGATCACCTTGTCGAGCTTGGCTGCGCCCGTGGGCGTGAACTCGTCGGGCTCCCAGTCGAGCCCTTCCAGCACGGCGGACACCTGCTGGTTCGAGCGGGGGTTCTCGACGCCGGCGGCTTCGAGCTGGTCGGCCAGGCGCACGGCCTCGTGGGTCCACGAGGTGCGGAGGTCGGCGGCCCAGTCCCGGTCGATGCGAAGGCCCCGCTTCTCGCCCCGGTAGTGGATGGCACGGACCGCCATCTCCCGCTCGTAGAGCGGGGTGAGGCCGGCCTGGTGCAGCTCTGCGAAGATGAGCTGGGCGCAGCGGAACGTGAGGATGGTGTCCATGACGGCGTACACCCAGTACGCCGGCTCTCGGGTGTCGATCAGCGCCCAGTAGGTCTGGCCGCCGTAGCCCAGCTCCTTCGCCCGGGCCTTCAGCTCGGACTGTCCGGCGTACGCCTGCGGGCCGAAGTAGCTGGCGGCCATCGTCTTCAGGGCGTGCGAGGCGTGTGGGGTCACGAGGTGGTGGGCGAGCATCGTGTCGTGGACGTCGACCCAGCGGGGCACGGGGTAGCCGTCGCCCTCCAGGGCGTGCATGTCGAAGGCGCTGTTGTGCATGATGATCGGGTTGCGTCGCTCGACGAGGAGCTGCAGCGCTTCCTCGATGGCGCCCCGCCACCGCTCGGTGTCGAGTGCCCAGCCCTCGTCGCCGGTGCCGAACTGCACGAGGCGCACGAACCGGGGCGTCCACCACTCCAGGCCGGTGGTCTCGGTGTCGATGGACACCGGTCCCGTGCCGAGCTGGTGGACCCACTCGATGAACGCCGTGGCCTCGGCCAGGGTGTCCACGTAGTGGAGTCGTGCGTCTGCTAGCATGCCTCGCCCTTCCTCAGGCCCTTCTGCAGGGTCCTCTTACGTTCCCGCTCTCGGCGGTTGTACTCGTCACGGCCGCCGATCTTGGCGATGTGCCGGTCCTTGGCTGCTCGGGCACGTTCGGGGTCATGATAGCTCCGGACGATGCTCTTGCGGCACTCCTTGCAGTAGCCGTCCCGCCGGCCCTTGCTCCAGTAGAAGCCGGCCGGCGGGAACAGCCCCGTGCACCGAGGGCAGCGGGTCATCGGTTCTGGAGGTAGCCCTCGACGTTGTCGAGCAGGTCCTCGACCGTGCCGGAGTTGTTGAACCCGACGGTGAACAGGTGCCGCTGGAGGATGCCGTTGATGCTCTCGGCCTCCTCGTCGTTCGCCGGCCCGAAGCCCCTGCGGGTGACGTACCACACCTCACCGCCGAAGCGGAGGATGCGGGCGGCCTCGTTCGGGTAGCGGACGTCGGTGATGACGAGCGGGGCGTGGTCGTCCGGCAGAGCGTCGGGCAGCACGGCGTCGACCCAGGTGTTCGGGCCGAGCACGTCCCGCACGCCCTTGCCGAGCGCCACCAGGAACCGGCGGATCTCAGGGAACTCGTCCTTGGCCTTCTCGTAGCCGTGCGAGGCGAGGGCCTCGGAGTAGCGGATGTGGGTGATGAAGTCCTCGTCGGACACCCACGGGTCCAGGTCCTCGGCCAGCAGGCGCAGCTTGTCTGCGAACGCCTGGCGCTCGTAGCCGTGCCGCTCGGCCAGGTAGGCGCCGACTGTGTCCTTGCCGGTGCGGGCGAAGCCGCACAGGCCGATGATGCGGGGGCCCGTCACTGTTCCCCCCTCGGCCGGCGCTCGCCGTCCTGCCACAGCTCGGACGGGTCCGGGGCGGCGAACTCGGACACGAGCAGGTGCGGGGGGAAGGCGTAGTCGGGGACGGTGATCGGCCACAGCTCGTGGTGGAAGCCGTTGGCCCGGTCCGGCGGGTAGTACAGGCGGACGTGCTTGCCGACCGCCCACGCCAGGTGCGCCTCGGCCCGGGCGCCGGTGCTGCGCTCCCAGCCGGGGAGCAGGACCACGCCCTCGCACAGCGGGGAGAGGATCGTGGAGCAGCAGTCGGCCAGGGCCGCCGGCAGGTTGAACTTCAGGGCCAGCAGCTCGGCGTCGGTGCCGGCCAGGTCGTCGAACACCTCGCCGTAGATCACCTCGTCCGCCTCGTGCGGAGAGCAGACGTGGAGGCCCCGCTTCCGCAGGTCCTGGGCGGCCTGGCGGAAGACGGGGAAGTTGAAGCCGGGGAGCCCCCTCATGGGGCCGGCGAGGTAGACGTAGCTCACAGGACCTCGATCTCGGTGCCGTCGGTGTTGACGAGGGTGCAGGCGGCGACGTCCTGGCCGGTGAGGTAGGCGAGGGCGAAGGACTCGACGGCGAGGTAGTCGAGGTCGGTGAGGGCCTGCCCATCCTCCCGGCCGAACTGGGCGTCGAGGCCGACGAAGGCGCCGTACTGGTCGGTCTTGGGGTCGAGGGTGACGAGGATCTTGCTCATGGCGCTAGGCCCTTCTGCCGCAGTCTGCGGCGGTCGGCGGGGCTGGTTCCGCCCCACACTCCGTACGGTTCCCGGCGCTGGAGGGCGCCGGCGAGACACTCGAACTGTGCAGGGCACTGGAAGCAGATGCCCTTGGCTCTCTCTTGCAGGTCGTGGGTCTCCCCGAAGAAGACCGGGACCAGCTCGGGCTGGCCGGCGCAGGCCCCGACCTCATGGGGTTGGGGGGAAGGCAACCTTCAGCACCTCCGACACGTCGAGCGGGCGGGCCGCCCACAGCGTACCGTCGGACCGGCGCAGCACCACCCCCGCCTCGTCGCCGGCCAGCTCCTCCCAGGCCTGGGAGGAGGGTAGCCGGCCCCGCACAACGGGATGCACGCCCCCCTCCTGCTCGAACAGCTCGGAGATGTCGGGCTCGTCGTCCGGCTCGTCTGCCGGCGGGCGGGTGCGGAGCGCAGCGAGCGCCTGCACCGGCCCGCCGGCGGCCGTCGGGGAGGGCATCAGATCGTCCCCTCGGCGTCGATCAGCACGAGGGCGGCGGCGTAGAACGACCACTTGTCGTGGTGGTGCGAGGCCCAGTGGAGGTAGTCCTCCCGCACGGTGTGGCAGGTGTTCCACTCCCGCACCGTAGTGGTGTAGAGGGCGGCGAGGAACCCGGCCCACAGCACGGCCCGCAGGTCCGACGTCCAGCGAGACACGCCGGCGTCCCGCAGGTACTGGCGGACCCGCTCGGCGTGTTCGAACAGGTCCGGGGTCGGGTTCTCCAGGTGGCGCTGGCCGACCTCGATCCAGCTCTGGATCTTCTCGTTCTGGTCGATGCGGGGGTCACCCGTTGTCGTCGTCATCGTCCTCCTCTCGGGCGGCGTACACGGTGAACCCGTGCAGCTCGTTCTCGTAGTCGCCGTACTTCTCGTCCTCACGGTCGTACAGCGGGTCGTCGTAGCGGTCAGTGTAGCGGGGCCGACTCACTTCTGCCTCCGGCGCTTGGCCCGCCAGTTCGACGTGCCCCGCACGTAGCGCTTCACGGTGGTGGCGGCGCCGCCGAGGGCGGCCCGGCGGCGGTGCCGGCGCAGCCGGCGGCTCGGGTTGAAGCTCATCGGGCCGCCCTCGGGCCGACGTAGCCGGGGATGCCGCCCGTGCGGCGCCACTCGGCCATCTTGGCGGCGAACGCCCGCTGCTGGAGGTCGGTGCCCTCGGGCACGGTGCGGAGGGCGGCGGCGGCCCGTCGGCGGGCCCGCTCGGACTCCTCCCGGGTCGCCTCGGCGGCCTCACGCAGGAGCGCCTCGGAGCCGTCGTCCTTGCGGGCGTGCGAGCGGCCGGTGTTGATGCACCGGTACATGCAGCCGATGTCGTTCACGCAGAACGGGGACTCGCAGGCCGGCGGCTCGTGGTCCGTGAGGTAGGTCTCGGACACGGCGGGCATCAGTCGACCACCTCGATGCTGGCGATGTTCTCGGTCGGGATCGTGACCCGTGCCCCTCGCTGGTTCACGAGCGTGATCGAATCGAGGAGGAGCCACTTCTGCGGGTTGGCGTCGGCCAGGCCGATCGGCGGCTCGTTGGAGGTGATGCGCACGCCGGCGGGGCGGGAGAGGAAGACCGTGGTGAGGCTCACAGCTCCTCGCTCGCTGCTCGGGCGGCTCGGTAGTACCGGGCCAGCGCACGGTCGCTGGGGGACTCGTACCACTCCGGCGGGCGCTCGTAGGAGCGGGACCGGGACAGGTCCTGCACCTCCTCGTCGGTGAGGGTGACGGCGATGAGGGGCATCAGCGGGCCTTTCGGTTCAGCAGCTTGCGGGTGAGGATCTCGACGGCGCCGCCGAGCGTGAGCACGGAGAGGCCGATGAACGCCAGCGTCGAGCCGGTGCCCGTCTCGGGGAGCCGCTCCCGCTCAGGGGCGGGCGCCGGTGCGGGCGGCACCGGCTCCGGGGCGGGTGCGGGCGGCGGGTCCGGCACGCAGCGGGGGTCGTCGTGGTCGTAGATGCCCTTGCCGAAGATCAGGCAGACGGGCGTGGCCGGCGGGCCGGCCGTCGTGGGGGGCGGCGGGGCCGCCGTGGTGGGCGGAGGCGGCGGGGGCGTGGCGGCCTTGCAGATGGTCCAGCTCGTGAGCGGGCCGTCGGCCAGGAACCGGTACGGGCCCGGCGCCGGGCGCAGCACGGTGGCGGTCTCGTCGCCGTAGCGCAGCACGAGGCGGGAGTAGTGGTCACCGTGCCGGGGGGACCAGGCCGGGTCGAACGGCCGCAGGTGGACCGTCGTCTCGTCGGCCCAGCCGTGCGGCGTGTCCCCGGGGGCGGGGTGGTCGTAGCACTCCTCCGCCGGGGCGGCCTGGGCCGCCGCCGGGGAGGGGAGCAGGAGGAGCGCCGTGAGGGCGGCGGAGGCGATCACTGGACCGTCTCGAAGCGGTAGTAGCCGGTCTCGTAGGTGCAGATGTCGCCATCGGCGTGCTCGACGATGAGGTAGTCGAGGCCACGCTTCGGGGAGCTGTGGTAGGCGATGACCGTGCAGCGCCGGCGGTAGGGCAGGGCGGCGTTTCGTTCCTCGGGGCCAAGCCTGACGGTTGACGCCGCCTCGACGACCCGCACGAGGTCGCCCTTCTTCAGCGTCGACGGGTCGAGGGCCCTGGGGACGGCGATGGCGGCCTGGTGCAGCTTCTGCTTGACCCGGGCGAGCGGGAGCTGACCAGGGAAGAGGCCCCAATTGGTGCGGCAGGCCTCGATCTCGTCGTCGGTCAGGGACAGGGTGATGTCGGGCACGGTGTGCTCCTCAGAGGTAGCGGTTGAAGGGGGCGGCGGGACGGGCGAAGAACTGGACGTTGAGCGTGAGGAAGGGGTGCGGGGTGTCGTTGTCGGGGCAGACGAGGAAGGCGCTCCGGTTCGGCTCGGTCCGCAGGACCGTGGCGTAGGTGGGGCGGCCTCGGTGGTAGGTGCGGACCCGGTCGCCGGCCTGGATGGCCGGGCGCCGGAGGCGTCGGGGGTGGGTGTAGCCGGTGGGCATCGTGTGTGTCTCCTGTGGGTGGCTGGCTGGGGGGTGAGGGGCCCGCCCCGGGATTTCGACCGCTGGCTGGCCGGACGGCGGACTGGGCGTCCTCCGGCTCTACGTTTCGGGCAGCTAGGCCCCTCTGTTCCTATCGTCTCACGGGTGGGTGGGGTCTGTCAAGCTCTCCGGCACCCGAAGGTGCCGGCCCTTGGTGATGACGTAGACGGCGTTCGGTCGGGCGCTGGGCAGGCGCCGCACTTCGTCCTCGGTGGCGGGGCGCTCGACGCTCGTGAGCAGGTCGTAGCTCTTGCGGAGCAGGGCGTACTTCTGCTGGTACCAGGCCGACTGGCCGACCGGGTAGTCGATGGTGTGCCACCGGCCGTCTCGGGGGATGGCGAGGGCGGCCTCGACGTAGCCGTTGGCCGGGTACAGGCTGAGGGGCCGGCGGGCCTCGACGAAGATCCGGCCGCCGGGGGCCAGCTCGCCGGTGGCCCGCACCAGGATGCCGAGGGCGTTGAGGGCGGCCCGGTGGCGGGCCAGGGCGGTCGAGCCGACGGGCAGGGGGACGGGCGACCACTCCTCGGTGAGGGGGAGGGCGGCGACGGTGGGGACGAACGGGAGGTTGCTCATACCCTGATGGTAGCAGGGTAGGTGTCAGTAGCGCAACGATCCCGCAAGCCGAGCTTGCGGGATCGAGTGGGACGGCTTGTGGGATGGTCGGGCAGGGCGTCTGACCAGGGGAAACACCAACAGAGGCACCACAGAATCCCACAATCCCACAACATAACAGTTTCAGAGTTCTTATAAAGAACTCAATAGGTTGCACTACTACAACCTATTCAGTTCCTTGAACGCAGAAACGGTCATGGGACGTGGGATTGTGGGATGGCGGGAGCGTTTCCCCTGGTCAGGGGCGGTTTCTGGCCGGCGGGTTCTGGGAGGCCGGCTGGTAGGCACGGCCGCAGGCGCAGGTGAGGTAGCCGTAGCGGTCGGCGTACAGCGTGGTGTCGGGGTGGCAGGGGCTCGGGCGGTCGGTGTCGGTCACAGGAAGACCCGGGGGGGCAGGGCGGCCCGGATCGTGGCGGCCCCGGGCGGGAAGGTCGCCTGGAGCAGGAGCGGGGACAGGGCCACCTCGCCGGCCGGCACGTCGATGACGTAGACCAGGGCCGGCTCGGTGTAGCCGGAGGGAGGGAAGGGGCCCCGGCCGAACCAGGTCCGCAGGGCCAGGATCGACGGGGCGGCGTAGAGGTCCTCGTAGTCGTCGTTGACGTCGTGCCACACCCGGGCCCGGCCGTGGCGGTGCCCGTCGGGCAGGGCCCGGCCGGAGCGGCGCTCGCATTCCCAGGTGGGCACGCTGCGGGCGTCGAGGGCGTCGAGGACCGGGCACAGGTGGTCGGGCGGGCCACACTGCCAGCCGAGGGAGGCGGTCCAGGGGCCCCTGCGCCAGTTGGCGGCGGCGGCCAGGCGGTAGAGGCGCACGTGGCCGGGGAGCGGGGCGGGGAGGTCAGCGGCGAGCATCGGCGGCCTCCAGGAAGCGGACGAGGTCGAACCGGGGGCTGTCGGCGGCGAGGGCGTGGGCAACGGCGTTGACGGCCTCGGCCCAGGCGTTGTAGGCCCCGTCGGCGGCGTCGGCCGTGTCGTAGTCCTGCAGGTGGTGCCGGGGATGGGCGGCGGCCAGGGCGGCCGCCAGGCGGACGTAGTCCTTGCGGGTCATGGGTCTCCTCGTGGGCTCGTGGGGAGCGGGCGCTCCGGCAGGGCCCCGGCCGGGTGGGGCCGGGGCCTAGCCGCAACGTCCCTCAGTCGCCGTGGTAGCGGGCGGGATCGTAGTGGGCGCCGATGACGGCGGCCGTGATGGCCTGCAGCGTGTCGTCGTCGGGTTCGGTGCAGAGGTGCTGGAGCGCTTCCCGGATGGACTGGGCCAGCTCGGAGAACGGGGAGCGGGTCGGGTCGAAGTAGAGCGTGGTGGAAGCGCTCAGGTGCTCGTGTGGCCGGGTGCTGTAGCGCAGGCCGTCCGGCACGGCGAGGCGCACGGTGACGTGGAGGGCCACGGTCGTGGTCCCGAGGGCGTCGGCACGGTAGCCGAGGTAGGCGGGCACGGCGGCCGTGGCGTTGGTCGGGCGGTCAGACATCGGTGGTCTCCTGGTCGTGGTGGTCGAAGGCGGCGGTGAGCAGGGCCAGGGCATCGGCCCGGAAGCTCGGGTTGCGGTGGCGCTTGAGGCGCCGGACCCGTCCGACGGACACGGACCAGATGCGGGACCACGGGACCGTGGTCACGGCGTAGAGCGTCTCCTGGGGGCCGAACGGGTTGGACGGCGGCAGGACACGGTAGAG